TTTTTTTTCTTGTTCTCTAATCTTGTCAACAATAAAGTTAACTCGTTCAGCATAATCTGTGGTTGTTGAATATGCTTTTAATGTTTTAATTAAAACTTTAGGATCAAGTTGTTGTCCTAAAACTAACATCTTAGTTCTAACTTCTCTAAATTCTTCATACGCTGAGTGATTGTTTAAAAGTTCTACAAAAAATTGTACACTTTGACATTTAGTATTAAACTTTCTAACACCCCAACCTTTCCACTTTGTACGACCTTCTAATAACATATGTGGTACATCTTTATCATAAGTTCTTATACCAAATAGATTATTACCTTCTTTAGCAAAACGACTTGTACCCCAACCTGACTCTAATGCCGCTTGAGCAACAATCATTTCCATTGGCACTCTTTCAGTTCTTGGTGTTTCAAAGTTTACCCAATCAACACATTTACGGACGGCTTGTACAAATTGTATGTCATTATTATAATCAAAAGCTGGTTCTTGTAAACCTAATTGATTTGCCCAATTTGTATAATAAGCTTCTATGTCTTTTTTAATTAAATGTTTTGTGTAAGGATTAGGATAAAAAGTACCTGTTATAAATATAATAATATGAAATAATATAACTGAAATTACTATTTTATATGTTTTGATAGATTTAAATTTTTTTAGCATAATACTCATAACCACTCCACTCTTTACCCTCATCATCTATAAATGATGGTATTTTTACCTGAAAAAATGTTAATTCACTTTTTAACTTTTCTACTTTAGCAAAAATATGTTCTGCTTGTTTTTCAGTATAGTTGTCGTAAATATCTTTTGCCCAATTGCCTAGGTAATATTGTTTACCTGTACCTGGTCTGTTTGATGGTTTTGCTAATTCAGTTAATTGTATTATTGCCTCGCCTATTCTTGCTTTAAGATAAGGGTCTAGTTCTTTCACTTTTCTTCTCATAATATATCTCTCTCTTTTATAGGTCTAAACCTATTGCGTTCAGTTTTGGCCTAAAACTATAAAATAGTTTATTGTGATTTCCTGTATCACCTATATTAGCCATTTGATATAGATGTACCATTTCGTGTCCTAAAGTGTCCACAAAATCTTTTTTATTTCTGTATGTTGGCAACATTTCTAACCAATATTGTCTTGTGCCTTTTCTTTTCCATTCCCATACAGTTACTTGACCATAACAAAATTTTTTAGTATAGTCTTTATAAATCTTTTTTATTTTTATTTCATTAAATGGTGAAAGTAGATTATCAAAAACTGCTTCGTTAATGATTTTAAAATATTTTTTAATATCAGTATATGTCGTTTTGTATTTGTTACGACTCGCAAGTTCACGCTTCAGAATTTTTTTCACTCTCATATTCTTACTTGTGACCTTTTTCGGCATTACTATCTCCTTTTAAAATTGTTATAATATAATAAATCAAACCTGTTAATATTATTATAATAATTTCATTTGGTATAAATGCTTTGAGTAACATAAAAAATTCAATAAATCTATTATCTACAATCATCTTCTATTTTAGAATCTTTTAATAAAGCACACTTATATTCTTTATCAGCTTTCATTCTCATTTCAGCCAATACACCGTCTAAAATAGTAGGTAAGTATTGTTGTATAATTGTAAGCGACTCTAAAGCAAATTGATGAGCAATTTTTTCAAGTTCTTGTTCCATCAATTTAGACACTTCAACATTTGTGCCATTTACTTTTGATTGTATAACGTGACCTATAACAGCTTTGTTGTATTCATTAGCCATTACCGAGTTCATTAGACTCGTCAAGCTAAACCATAGTGTCGCTAAAATAATAGTTATTGTTATCAAGTATTTTTTCATAATATAGACCTCACTTTCATATATTATTTATTATAGACTATTCTGATGAGAAAGTCAAGCTGTTTTTTGGTAAAAAAATTGAGTAAAATCAATGATTTAAGGGAGTACAAGTTGTCGCACCCCCTTAAAAAGTGTGTATTTAAGCTGTCATAAACTCGTCATTCCAATTAAATGCTTCTTTTACAACTGATTCGGTAAGTCCTTTATAGACTTTGTTTAAGACTTTATCTTTAACATTAATCAATAGTGTTGCTTCGTCTTTGTTAAGACCTTCTAGCATTTGAATAAACAATGTTTCTTTACGAGTTTTTGATAATTTTTCATCAGCACCTTTTACAAAGTGCCAAAGTTTTTTTGCCTCTTCTTCGAGGTAAGTGTGTTCTGTACCTAATGGTGCTTCGTTTGCCATATAAGGCGGTATACCATCTGGTAAATCCCACTGTATTTTAGGATCAAAAGCACCTTTTAAGATTTGTCTTAAAGCAGGACTATCGTACTCCTTTAAAACTTCTATCTTTTTAGGTTTATCTTTTGCGTTATTAACCTTGGTAAAGATTTCGTGTACAGTTGGTCTGATTCTAGTTGCTGTAGAAGCAGCTGCTGCCATCGCCTGTTTACTCATAAGGTTAGGGTTTTGATTTGCCATTATATTTCTCCATATATATGTTCTCAAAAATCATTTATATTTTCAATCAATGATTTCAGTTTGTTTTCTATAAAGTAAGGCAAAAGTAGCGTCCTACTTTTTACTTCATAATCTTTAAAACTATTTATAATTCTTTTTTCTATGTGTTCTGGTATTTGAGATAGATCAATAAGTGTTTTATTTCTAAAATAGTTTTTTTTGATTTCTGTTTCTATTGTAGCATTTCTTTCTATGTTAGAAAATTCAGTCATTCTTTTTTTATTGATCGGTTTTTGTCTTTCATCTCTTAAAAATATATCATCATCACTTAATACATTTGGTACACCATCTGATCTGTCACCCTTTATAATTTGTTCTTTTAAAAATTGTATTGGGTCTTCTTGTTCACCGATATAACCTTTTAGTAAAGGACTAAATTGATAAACATTACCGTAATGTTGTAATTGTATGAAGTCTTTATCACCTGAAATTATTAAATACTTTGTTTCTGTTTGTTGTTTAACAAGTGTAGCAATAATATCATCTGCCTCACAATTCTCTACATACATTACTATATAGGGAAAGTTATCTCTTATTTCGTTTTTAATTTCTGTTATGATTTGAAATATATTATCCCAATCAAATGGTCCTTCTACACGACTTTTTCTTCTACCGTGTTTATAATTAGGAAAGATTTCTCTACGCCAAGGATCACCTGCGTCTGAGCATAATACCATTTGACCATATTCATCTTTAAACTTAATATTAAAACCTCTCAAAGAGTTTAATACCATATGACGTATCATATCTTTATTAGGTTTTACATCTGACTTACCTCTGGTTTGTGCCATAAGGTTAGATATTAAAACTTGGTTTAAATCTACTAAAATCATATTGTTAACCAGTTATATGTTGCTCTCATACTCATTACAAGATACATTGTTTCCATAAGAGTTCTTGCCCAATCTCTATCTTTGTAACCAAAATATATCCACATACTACAAGATACTACACTTAACGACCATCCTACCCATTGTGTTGCTATATTGGCACTAGATAATATAAAGACACTTAACATAGCCAAACCAAAACCTATCCATCTGGCACCGTTTATATCTTTATAATATCTAATTTTCATTTTTTCAATTTTCTTAACTCTTTTCTTAAAACAGATATTCTATGTTTATTACCGTCTATTGTGGTATACATCCATCCACAATCGTGTGGTTCAATTTGTTTTTTAAACCACTTATTTGTATTTTGTAATGCTTTAATTTCGTTTTCTATTTCTTTAATATTCATTCGTGTTCACCTCCTGGATCATTAGGGTCTAAAGGTACTTTATAAGGATTGCCTTGTTTATCTCTTGCCCAAGTATATGCTCTTTGTCTACCTACGCTGTGATAATCATTAAACTTGTATTCTATATTCAAACTTCTTCTTGTAAATATAATACCAGCAATAACCAAAACGTGAGCAATTATACTAGTTGTTAGTGTAATACCATAATTTAAAAAGTTCATTGTCATTTGAGCAAATATAAATGCCCAAGTTGTTGCTAGTATTGTTAATATTTGAAATCTGG